ATCACCATGTCAGACAACTGCGCAATCGCTTGGCTTCCCCGTAGATCCGCTAAGCTCACTGCTCGTCCTTCTTCATGGCCACGGCCTTCTGGTCGCTTCAAGTGACTCACCAAGATCATTGCAATCTTTGTTTCTTCGACGAGTGAACGAAGTGCTGTCATCGTGTTATCGATGAGTCTCCTCTCGTCCCCGTCGCCAATGCCACTGACAACAATCGAGATATGATCGAGGACCACAAAGTCGACATCGTAAGTCTTAATCATAAATCGAATACGGTTAAGCAACGAGTCTGACGCTAGAGATCCAAAGTGATCATAAACGTAAAAACGACCATTACCTACTGTAGCGTCGAAGGCTGCTCGAAACTCATCGTCACGTTCAAACGGATCGAGGTGTAAACACTTGCCCATTTCGAGCCCGATGAGACTCAGCGCTGTCCTCTCGACCGACTCTTCGAGCGCAATGTAGCCAATGCGTTTCTCGGTAGTCTTCAGTAGATGATGCGTGATGACGCGACACACTTGTGACTTACCGATGCCGCTCCCTGCACACATCGTCACAATCTCAGACTGTCTGAGGCCATGAGTGATTCGATTCAGTCCCTCAAACGGATAGTCTAGTGACTCAACCTCATGGTGCGCTGCGATCTTCTCATAAAGGTCATCACCAGAGATAATATCGTCAGGCCTCCAGACTTTAGCTGTGAATATAGCTGATATAATATCTTTCTTCTTACCAGCTACTAGGCATTCATTAGCATCTTTGAGTGGCAAGTGAGCGACTTTGCATTTCCCAGCAGGCAACATGTGAGCCACCTCTTCGACTGCTTGTCGTCCTGAGTCGTCCATGTCGAACATCAGGATCACTTCCTGGAATCCAGAAAGCCAGTCGAAGTGCTTCTTAAACATAGCCTTAGCAGACTGAGCGCCAGCGCCGAGTGACACCACAGGAAACTCACCGCCCTGTGCGACAGCTACTGACATCGCATCGATCTCCCCTTCAGTGACTACGAGCTTAAACCCAGGCACAGGATTAGCCCACATATGTTGCCCGAAGAAATGATCAGGCTTTCCAGTGCATCGAAACTCTTTGCCTTCAAAGCGATACTTCTGGGCGATCTTCTCGCCAGGCGCATTGTAGTAGTTTGCGATGTGGCAGGGCTTACCATTAAGGTGCCCTACTTGATATCTGAAGCGTCGACAAGTTGCCTCATCGATACCTCTTGACTCTAACGCACGGTATTCTCCGTCGATAAAATCTGTATTTTTATTTGTTGTTTCCATTGGTTCTCTAAAGGTTCCATCCCCAGAACGAAAAACCCCACAAGCAAAACACTTAGTGGAGTTATCGTTGTTAATAGTTAATGCGTCGCTTGACCCACAGTCCTCGCAGGGCTGGTGAGTTAAGGCGGCGGTAAACTCTCGGTCCATTGTAACGGTATTTTGCTGTTAGCGTCACACCATTGAAAGCCGTGTTTGTCGCACCAGTCACCGTAAGTCGTGTAGCTGTTCTTGTTGAGATAAGTATTACCATTTTGGAATACAAACCTAATATCAACGTCAGGGTTTTGCTCACGGACAAGTAGATGCTTAGTACGATCTGAGGCCTCGAAGTAACCTTTGACTTCCAGGTAGACACCATTGTCTAACACAAAGTCAGGCGTGTAGGTCTGAGGCCTCAGATAGTTCAACTTATGACTCTCGTAGGCGTAGCCGACTCCAATCCCTTCGAGGGCTGAAGCGACTCGTGACTCAAGTCTAGAACGAAAAATCCCCGTCTTTTTGGCTCGATGTCTCCTCATCATGTAGCTCGTTGGAGAAGTCCTCCCCGCCAGAAAAACCGCCTTCAACGGCTCCGAACAGGGTGCTACTAGCTCCTTTTTCCACAAGGTCAATAATTTGGACAGCGCGCAGATGAAGTTTAACACCAAACTTATTAGGAGGTGTAGTCCATGCGCGAGGCTCTACCCCCAATCGAAGTTTAGACCCTGCGCCAACATTAGGCATCTTGATCAGCTTTCCTTCTGCGTTATAACAATCAATATTAAACACGATGAGGCCTACAGTTCTCGATTGCTTCTTGTGATCCTGACGTGGTGTCACAGAAAACTCACCGTCTTTTTCAGAGAACGGCGTTGATGTCGACAACTGAAGCTCTGGATTACTTAACTTAGCCTTGTTGTATTCGCTTTCGACGTGTGCCTCAAAGCGATCCTTTAAGTCTTTCCAGTCAGCCTCAGGTAAGACCAACTTGACTTGATAAACTCCTCCAGCTTGGAATGCATAATCAGGAGTCTGGAGGTGTGGATAATGTGCCTCCCCGATGGCCGTAGCCCATATTTTGTTACTCATAGTAGTAGTTTTCTAGTTGTAGTTAGGTTGTTTTAGTCTCATGCAAAGAAGTATAATGACTCCTTGATACGTGATATGTCAGCGTCACCAAACTCTGGTGGCTCTGGGAAATCGAGGTGAGGATGTTGGTCGCTCAACTGACTTCGCCAATTATTTAATATATCTTTAGAAAACATGTCAACAAAAACTTGTCTTAATGTTTCAGAAAGTTGGTCGCACTTGTTAGCGTGGGTGCCATAACTATCATGGATAAACGAAAAGTCGTAGATGCCATGCTCTTTGTTACAACGAACAACTGTCTCGTGAAGTGCCGCTGCGTCGAGGCTATGGACGACATTCGGTGACGCTCCGTTGACCATGCGTCGTCTTGAGATTACCTCATCGTCTTCTTCCCGGAACTTAACGCAAGTCGCTTTACCACTAATATATGTATTAACCTGTTGGTTGTGAACTTTGTAATACTCTTGGTGCACAGGGAAGCCAGTAGGTGACACCCAGGACAACGCTTTGTTTTCATCAGCGATCAGCTTAGCGCAAGCCTGAAACCAATCCATGCACTGCTTAGGTTTACTTAAGACTGACTCAATGCCTTGCCATACGTGGTCAGAGAGGAGTTGTATTGCCTTGTAGCGCACATCGTCGCTAAATGGTTTCTCTCGTTTCTTCCCGTGGATCTCATCGTCGTACCATTCGTTGATATAGGCTCGATTAGAGTAAGGAGTGAGACCATACGAGTAGCACATGACTGGCCTCTTGCATGTCTTGCGGTCGATCCCGAAGTTAACCCAAGCTTTCGCTAGGTCACTCCCGTCAGCCTTGAGTGACTTAAGCGCATTCTCTGCGACGACTCCGTAAATATCTTGTGGCACCTCAGTAGGCAAAACGTTAGTCGCATGCATACCATACGCATCCCGTGTTAACATCGAGAGGATCTGTAGGCCATTGTTTGACGCATCGAGATTCACAGGTAGCGCCGAGTCGACTTTACCGTGAGTCTTGTAGGTCGCCCACTCGAAACACCATGCCAAAAACACCCAGGGCTTGTCTGCTTGTGTCCACTGAAGTTCTGCATGTGGATTGTTAGCGATGCGTATTGCGTCTTTAGAGAAGCTCTGAGCCCAGTGCCAGCGTTCGCTTAGAGTTACCTTGTCGTTTCCCCACGCATTCGCTCCAGCAACTGCTAGCCACTTTACGTCGTTGTCGTTGGAGAGACGCTCTGTCCGAGCAAACTGTATCAGCCCTCGACACAAGTCGTTGCCCATGACACTCAAAGCTGATGATATATTATATACTCTACCTCGGAAGTCACAGTGACTCGGATAGAAGAAGCGAGAAGCAGACATCTTGTCAGCTGTGTAGATAATCTTACTGGTCAGCAGGCGTTTACTCTTGGTGCTAGCGTTACGCGCGTAGATACCAGCAGCCATCTGTCGCCACTTACGGTTCACATCAGGGTCATCGTGGAAGTTGTTAGGCACATCAGGAATCACCTCGTCTTCTTTCGAGGGCAAAACACCGATCTCTACGTTGTGCGTCCACGCCCACTTAGCGACATCTAAGACACGCTTATTGACGACCCATGGCGTGCCCTGGATGAGATTACAGGCCTCCATTGGTGTGGCTATGTGTGACTCTTCGTTGGCTCTGAGGAACTCCATGTTACTCGTCTTGATAAACGGTAGTTTCGGAAGCGCTGTGCCTGCTGTATCGTATCCTCCGACCCAGATAGACTCCCAAGGTAGCGGTGAGTCAGTTGTTGGTAACCAGAAAGGTTCAAATAGTTCCTTGTTGTCGTTGTAGTTCTCAATCCAGTCAAACGTTTGCTTCGACGCTGTGACGTAGCGTGTCGGCTTCTTGCCTGCTTTCTCTAAGATATATACATATTCAATAATCCCTGTGACATGGCGCAGAAGCTCTAC